TTATGTAGCCCCATTCATCGTATCAGTCGTATGTACGACTCCCGTAAATGGACAGAAAGGGATTCTGGAAAAGCCGCCCTTAGGCTGTGCGTTACTGACATCTGGGAGGCCAGGCACATATATTTTCTGCCCAGCTACTATGTTGATCTCCTTACTTTCGTAATCCGCTTTATCTTCTGTGAATTTGATAAAAGTATTTTGTTTGTAAGATATTTCTATACTGTCTTCAGTCATGTGGATTATTGCCTCTTTATATTTTATACTTATATCATTTTCTGTAATATCAATTGTGCTTTCTGGCGTGAAGTGTAGTTTTATTTTACTTAGCCCATGTTCTGTTTTATCGGATAGTGGGATGAAGTAGGCGCTCGTGATGGCGATATTAGCTGGGATTAGAACTATTACTTTGTCTTCTACCTCTATGTTATGTGGCGTGAATAGGAGAGTGCCTGTGAATGTCCCGTGTCCATGGTCGGATGTAACCGTTATAATTCTTTTGTTGGCATCTACTATAGAGGCTACGGTGCCTTTTAGTATCATCACACTCACTGCACCACAGGCATTACAAGTATCTGGACATGCGAACGGCCATCCTCATCGTCGTAGAAAAAGGCTATGGGGCTGCTGGTGTTTTGAATACCAATCCTGATGTCCTCAACGCCTATAATATTACTAAGTATTTCAGAAATCCTATTAACGGACAAAGTCAATTCTATTTCATCACCTGCCCCATTTTCTATATCTATAATTTCTCTGCCTTCACCAAAACTATGAGAATTTTGTATCAGTGTCATTGTGTTGTTTTTGATTTTGATTTTAAAAGACTGGTCTTTACTATCAGATATTTTCTGAAATCTTTTGATTACTTCTATGATTTTAATTTTATTTACAACTACTATTTTATACTCATTTTCTGGTTTTATTATGCCATCCACGGAAGGAAACGGATAGTTTATAATATAGCTATAAATAGAGTTTTTGTCGTCTGAAAAACCTACTATCCCAAGTTGCTCGTCTTTATCGTATATTAATGTTATCTTGATTAGATTTTGCTCTCTAGGGCTAAAGAAGTTTTTTATAGTTTCTACGGTGTCGTTAGGTAATGTAAAAGACACAGAATTAGGTATCGGCGTATCTATATGGTCTAGGCCGCACATAGCCAGTGTGAGAGCGTCGGTTCCGATAAGTCTGATTTTGCTACGGCTTATATTAAAGTTTATCCCGTTTAGACTCTCCCTGACGTCCTCTTTGGCGGCAGCAAAGGCAACTTTTTGTATACCAGAAATAAGTAAAGTAGCTGGTACAAAAAATTCTAGACGCCCACCACCTACTCTTGTATCTAGCCCGCTCCACTCCTCTGGGAATCCGCATCTTATACTGTACTTGGATGTATCACTAGATTGTATCAGTAGTTGTCCATTATATTGTTCCTTTTGTGCTTGAGTCCCGTCCGTATCGAGGGCTTTAATATGTCTAAACGACAGAATACTATCGTCGTTATATGTACTTATAAGGTCTTTGAGAGCTTTTTTAGGTGCTAGTACTTGTAATTCTCCACCGTTGGATAGCGGTACTACTGGTAGTCGGCTTGTGATATACACATTGCCAGTGCGTGCTTCTAAAATGCTCGTCCCGCTATCTTGCCTTATGCTCATGTAGTTTTGTAGAACATCGGGCATTAGCGATCTGCGGTCACCGCCGCTTTGCGCAATAGCTTTTACGATACGCTTGATGTCGCCTGCTCTTACCGTGAATGCCATGCCTAACTATGCATCGAAACTCCTTATTTCGTATATTTACCCTAACTATGTGGCTATCTCGCATCAAAACCGCAATTACCTTATTAGTGACGACCTTATTACTTTCCTGTAGTGGAGAAAAACGAGCAATCAAAAAAATCAACAGAGCTGTTGAACTAAGCAACCCAGAATTTGTGTACAGCTACTTAGTCAATACGTATAGGCTATCCGAAATACCATACGATAGCTCTGAAACCCTAACTATAATTCGCGATAGTATAAAACTAGATACTATAATCCGTATAGACACCTTGAAAAAATCAGATACAATTCAAATTAAAAACGATAGAATGCAGATTAGAATAATTAGACAGAACGATACAATATATGTCAAAGGCGATTGTATTACGGATACAATAATAAGAGAAAAAGTAGTTTACGTAACAAGATACGCAGAGCCAAAGAATTATCTTGATAAAAATAGGTTTTATGACAACTTTATTACAATAGCATTCATAGTATTCGTCATACTTTTACTTATAATTGCCATCGTGAGGGGTATTAGAAGTTACATCAAAAATAATCTATGAAAAAAATACTTGAATTAGTTCTATCTCTCCTGTTATTTTCGTTCTTATTGTTAAGTATCAATTCACATGATATTTTCCTTTTAGCACCTATCTCATTTATACCTACACAACAGATACTGTTGTTATGGAATAGTTTGAAAAATAGTAAGTACGATGGTACTGGTATAAACGCAAGCAACGAGTTTTCCGATCGGTTTGATGCTAACATAGTAGAACTAGTCGGTAAAGTAAAGTCTCTCGTCAATGATTACATTAATAGAAAGAAAGACGAGGTACTAACCCAGAGCCACGAAGTAAGCTTTGATAATCCAACCACAAATCAGCTTAGGTCGCTGTCTGATGGCAAGTACCTGTGTATTGACTTGAATAGGTATATTAATGCTGACAAGCTCGTTACGAAACAACTAAACAATGCGTTTTTAATAATAAAAGGTAAATATTCTAATAGATTTAATAAAAGTTATAGTTACAATCAATTAGCTAACGATTATAAATCTTATGATTTTTCTATATGGCGTCAAAAGATAGTAGTGGATACTTATAACGTTGACCCTGGTAGCGCTAACGCTCTTGACGCTTTCCTGCATAGTTATGATCTAACAAACCGATATGAGTACTATGCTTTTGATTACTCATCTAGTGAACCCGACCACTACTTCAATACGAGTGAGATTAATACACACGGCTTAAGTGCTAATAGTCATTGGTTTACGGATAACCTGTGCATAGATAGTTATTTAGTTAATGAAAGGACTAAACATGTCAAGTCCGATGTAGCCAATCTGCCGTTTATCCCAGACGCTAACAAAAGAGCTTTTGCGTATCATAAGCTAGTTAAGGAGGGATTACTAGACAATATAAATTTTTACGATTATAATGTCAAAACTATTAAGATATTACGAGCAGCTGAACATATAGTATTCGGAAATGCTAATCAGGATAACTATCGTAGGGTTTTTATGGATCTACTTTATAGTAGTATGCCGACTAAAACAGAAACTATTACAGGAGCCGTTTATAAAAGATATATGTATCCGTATTTTTATGTCCCTACTGTATTCTATTACGAATCTTTCAATTTAGATCATCATAATAGCGCTTTTAGTTTCAGTTATAATACTACTGGGTATCTTGATTCGTTATTGAATCACAATGCCTTCCAGAACATGAAGTCGTATGGTTATTTTTATCCTATGTATTATAATGGTTCAACTTGGGTTAATATAAATCCTAATTTAGTTTCTAATTACGACCTGTTTGGGTATACATTTTTGATGCCAAAGTCGGAGGGCAATTTGACATTTAAGCACGCTGGCTTTGGCGGGTCTTTCAGTTATGGTATGTCATTAAAGTATTTACACAGCTCTAAGTATCGTTACGGGACTTATTTTACGCCTTATTATACATCCGAATATATTGTTTCTGGTTATGCTTCGGCGGCGATGATGCACTTCTACGCTTCTCAGGATTTTGTGGAATTTGCCAGTAGTAGTCGTAAGACATACATGGAAAATAAACTCAATATAAGCCATAAAGATTTTATAAGTCACAAGACTACAACAATCCCTACTGGTCTTATGCCAATGTATCAAGAGTTTTATCCTATTTATCTCATAGACTCGTACTGCTTTGTTAGTAATAGTGGTACTTCTATACTATTAAAACCACCCACATTTAGCCGATATAGTTTGACCCCTAGACAGTATAACTTTCATTTTAGAATACCTTTTGGGATACAGGAGAATGAGCGCAGGAACAATACGGTTTTGAAAGCTTATACTCAGACTAATAGCTATTATCACATTAATCCATCTACTGGTTTTTCTAATACAACACCGACTTATGCTTACTTTACAGCACTTTCTGATTATCATACTATGCTCCCACCATTTAACAGACAAATGGCTTTTCTAGCAGTAAGATCAGTAGGTAATATGAATAATGTAATACAATCTGTAAATATATTATCCAATTCATTTTTTGGGAAGCAGCTTATAAATAATAGAACGAGAAACGCGATACTTACCAACTTCTGTAATTGGGTTAACTATCCAGGTACTTATACATCCCTCATGAATGAGAATCGGATACGGGATAATTATTTATTTGCTACTTCGCCTACTAATGTTAGAGGGTTGTTATGGAGTAATGTCTATTTTAGAAAGCTCATAGATCCAGGAGTTGCTTATGAGTTAGGATTTAAAGATGTAACTGTGCCCACAGATAATGATAGTGTAGACATGCGTTTACGACGCGTGATACCTCTTATTCAACCTTTTGGGATTACTAATGCACCTGTGAGGGTAGATACCTCTGCCGTAGAAACGCCTAGAAGGTTATGGCGGATGAATATTTATAGCGGGACTGTCAACGATAACTACATCGGTAACGAATCCTTTTTCCAACGGCGGGCAATAGCTTTAGCTTTGATGAGCTATACGTTAGCTGTACCCGATTATCCTGAGACATCATCAAGTATACCTTGGTGTTGGCAGTCTTTTGATAGTATGCTTTCTTATGCGCCGGAATCCGATGCGCAAGCCAGTAGATACGGGATAGGGTACGAGTATCGATTTGCTTACTTTCATAACGACATACATCCAATCTCTGGCATGCAATTATCGTTAGGTAGTACAAACAGCGAATTGTATAGATTACCACTTTTGACTTATAATCATTTACTACCATTGTTTTTTGTTGTACTAACTGATAGAAACGGGTATTGGCAACACCGTCAAACAGTCCAGAATACGCCTGATACCGCGATGAATACGAAAAATACAGAACTTACTTATTTATATATTGTACCGCCAGATTATATGTATAATCTTAAGCTACCTGGCCCTATTAGGAGCATAAGTACCCATAGATTGACAAATGATTCACTGAGTGATGTTTATACAGTCGCGCGTTACGAGTTTTTTGCGCCTTACTTGCCATTGTATCCATATAGAGATGTAAGCACTACATTACCAAGATTTGATATAAAGCCGCATCTGAAGGCTTTCAATATTTATCGAGATATACGCCCTACGGATAATGTCCCTGAAAGTCTAGTAGAGACAGGCGGGTACCGTGTAAATAATCCCAATAGTACACCAGCTACCGAAATACTTAGTTTGAGAAGTTATGGCTATTATAATAGTTTTTTAGGCTACTTCTTTGTTGACGTCGGTGGCAGCTTTACGGCCATAGAACGCATTAATAAACTAACAGGTTCTGCTGGTTATGACAAAAGAACAATTAGATACTTAGTGATACCCAACGACACGGCATATAGTAGAATACTGGTCGATGATAGGGATCCACTTTGGGGCAGTGATTTTAATCCGTTTTACACGGACTCAGGCTCTGTGTTCCTAACTTCCGAGGTTAGATACAATGTCCTAAAAGATAAGTTAAGTAGTACGCCAATTACTTTATCAGCCGAGCAACAGGGCTACGTGGTAACAATGAATGGATTAACTAATCTTATGTTCACTTATAATAACACTTTTTGGAATAATGGTACTAAACTATGGTCTACTTTTGATGATTTCAGAAGCTATTATATAAGTAACTACAATATTTTGAAGTGGTCAACCAATTCTTCAGTGCCTGCTTTGCATGACGTTCAAAAAAGATTATTTGCTTATAGCGTGTTACGTACTATAGCATTGACAAATAGGATGTTTTTCCCTAATATGCGGATTAGACCATTATTAAGTATGGACGTCAACTTTGAAGATAATCCCGACAATGATGTCGCGAGGCGACATATGGCTTATTATAAAATATACGATGACATAGTAACTAAAAGCAGCTACTATCAGACTGATTTGTTAACCCCTATGTATATAACGTACAACCCGCTTGGAGCCTATGTTATGGTACACGAGAAAGATAGGGATTATATTCGCAAACTCATGAACTCTAATGTTTTGCCATCTACTACTAATTCTAATCCTGTGCCTCTTAATGCTAATTTTAATGATGGAAGTTTTTATAACACCATATATAACACTTACGAGCTTATAGGACCATGGAACTTCCATAACCTATTGTTTCCGACTTTTTCTACGGGCGAGATGCGTCAACCGCAAGCGTGGGCCTTCTCGCATCCCAGAATGTGGCCCAGACCAATTATGGCTTATTATTACCCTAGCCGTGTAACTCCCAACCCAGCTTACTACCTGTCAGGTATAATACAATACGAAGAAAAAACTTACTCCGGAAGAAGACCCTACCATGTTTTAGATTATAGCAATAGAAAAGATTTTGTTGTGGTTATTAGGCTTTACAAATTAAATAATGAAATTGTTGCTGAAAGTCTGAATAATGATTTTGTGGCTGTTTATCATAGCAATAAAGTTTACTTACGTACAAAAACTCATTTTATAGAACCGATAGTACCTAGAACACTAAAAGACACGGGTAGAGTAAGACATAGTCTGACTGACTTAGTAAGTAATGAAAGTAGTAACTTAGAGAAGTTTGAGGCTATAGTGAGTGGTAAGGTTTTAGGTGCTCTGGTTAGTGATAAATCGGCCACCGGGGAAAACTACATTACCAAAGACTATCTACATCCTATTGAAGATGGTGTTAGCGCCGGTAGTGCCTACTATGTTGTTAATGAAGCTAGTGTTATTAATTGCTTTGGTGATGTGCATCAGGTAAATAACAACGAGTTGGGTTTCTGCGATAGGACAACTTATCCATATGATAAAGACGAACAGGACATTGAGATTGTCGTACCTGATGATCATGATTACAAAACTACATCCTTTGGGTGGAGCGAGGCTGTTTACGTGAAGTTTAAGACAGAAGACATTTTCAGCAAGGCTGCTGGTAAGGATTTTGAAGTCAATAAATATAAGGGCAAGATAAACATCATCCCAGAACATCCGATATCTTATGGTATAGTAGATAACGCAAACATGTTAAAAAGACAAAGGAACCACATAACAATGATGTCAGATGTAAACTATATTCATTTTGACAGAATAGACAGTACTAATACTATACCAGCTATTAAGAAAGCTGAACATATAAGTTTAATATCAAATAGATTTGATAATTTGGGCGGGGCTAATATAACTTATAACTTACCGAGACAAACTAATTCACACGAGTTTCAGACATATTATCAAAGACTTATCTTTGAGATAGACTTACCAGCTCAGACACTTCAATATAGCCAATTTAGTGATGCACTGCGGTACGGCAAAATTGATACCAGCACAAGTTATGTTAGTACCTCTGATGGACTTAGTATTTATGACAATAAAGATTTAGCTAATATAATGCTTCATGAATCTCAAAAGTTTGATGAACCCATGATAGTATATGATAATCCTTATAACCCTAAAAATGTTCTATTCATGTTTATTGATAACTTAACTACTGAACGAGCTAATGCAGATGTTCTAAATGATAGTCCGCTAGGTGCTATTGTGTCTGATGAGGAGGGTAATATAGTCAATGAGAGTGTCATAAATGTTGGACCCAATCCTTTTTCTGGTTTTTGGCATATGGAGTATGTGGGTTTCATCACAGACTATGCATGGAACAAGTGGTCGGCGGGATTGAATGCCGAACCTAGACAGGGATTACCACAAAACATGAATACACTATATGAAGGTCTTAATAACGTGTATTTTTATAGGGTTGAGCTGAGCAATGAAGATAAATATGGCAAACATCTAATCACTAATAAGTCGGCTGTAACTTTTTCACAAGATGGTATTACACTATTTGATTATATAAAACTTCACCAATTTACAATATCTAATTTATCACTAAACGCCTTCGCCCCCTTCTTAGACTTTACTATATATAATAACTACTTCGGTGGCACTCCTAAGACTGTGTACTACTCAGACGATTATACACCCAATAACTTATATCTGCCATCATCGTATTATACTAATAACTATCCTTCCAGTATAACTGCTAATGAAATACGTAACTCACTTTACAGATTTAGAGTTGAGGATATAGGCATACAGAATGAAAATCAAAGATTTTTGTTTCCTGCTAAAGATATAGGCACGCGTCTGTTTAGTTTCAGATTACCAGTAGTCACTAATATGATTTTTGTGAAAAACGAAATGCCAAGATATAGGATATATCCAACATCTACGTTGCATCCTAATAATGATAATAATGTGTATGATAAGGGATTTTATAGTATACTTTATGATTATGGCTTAGGTAATTGGCCTAAGTGGCGCAGGATTTCTGGTAGTTTAGGAGGATTTTACGGGAGTAATCAGTCATACTTCTATTATAACGTAATAGCACCCTCCCTCAATATACAAAGTAGCCTAAAATCTCAGTTTAACACTGATAGTACAAACTATAATACAGTAGAATACAATTATGATCCTCTGGTTACTTCTGTGGGCGCTATGTGGTCTAGTGAAGCGTCTAAACTAAAGCGGTTAGTCTACGTTGTGCCTCCAAAACCTTTTGAGGGCGAGCACGACTTCTTTCATCGTATAGGTAATCTTTTCGCTTGGCCTTACGATTTAGTAGGTGCTAATGTGCAGGCAGAATGTTATTACAAAAACTCTAGTAATGAACTTCTTCTTTTTGACTATAATCTTAAGGCTTGGTATTGGCCATATATTGGTCGTTATGCGGAGAATCTCATGCATTTGAATGCTCAACGGGCAGCCTTCTCGCCATTTACAGGATATGGCTACTGGATGCGATACGTTAATAGCCAACATATTATATCACCCATAATGGCGTTCTGGTTCAAATCCAGTGAATCTACGATTACAGGCGAATTTATTCCTACTTCGAATCAAATTAGGTTCAGCGTTAACTCCGAGTATGGTTATAGTTATGGTCGGGTAGTCAATCCTTATAGAGACTTTATCGCTTATGAAAGACCTTATGGTGAACTAATTGCTTATGGTTATATTGATAATACATTAATATTGAATAAATATACAAGAAAGTTCCCTAACAGTACTAATCCCAGTCGATTATCAGTTGTTAGCGATGTGTATCGTGATAATGTGTTTAATACGCTGATCTTGAAGACCTCAGCATCAATTGAAATACCTCAGGGTCTTATCTATAATATGCTTATTAGTAATTACCATCCATCTGTGTCTTTATTTGCTATTCATGGTATCAGTAATAGTTATAAACTTCCTGCGGACAGCTTAAGGGCACAAGATATTCGACTAAGAAGGACAAGCTATGGGCGTTGGGCATCAAGTCAGTTGTTATATACTAGTAACTATGTCTGTTTTGATGCACCACCTTATGGCACACCATTAGGTGGGTCGTTCTACTTACAACAGTATATGTTATCTAATATACCATTATACTACTATTACAATGATAATACCAATGATTATAGATTATTTAAGACAGTGCATTTTAACCAAGAGCTATCACTTAAGCACTTTATACCACCAGAGTTATATTATCTTGTATCTTATCCTGTATTTTTGACTAATGAACAGGTTGCAAATTCCAGCACAAGTAACCCTAATATAGAATATCAGTACGAACCGTTCTACATGTCTACAGCCAAGCTTAATTTAGTATATGTGGGCACACAGAAGTTTTATCCGCTTGTGCCCTATGGGATGCCTTATGTAAAACTATTTTATCCCTTTACTGAATTAATAGCTGAGTATAATCAGAATTCAATAACCGAGAAATTTTCTCCTGATATTATAAAGTATTCTAAAACATTGTATAAGTATCCTCTTGAAAATTTTGGTTACAAGAACAGAGGCATGCCAATATATAGTATTTATATTGACGGGCAATACGATTTTAACCACATCCCATCAGATATAAGTGGCAATATGGCCATGAGTCAATCTGCTCTGTTATCGTATTTGAGTAAAGATAATGTTAATTACAATGACTCAGACTATACCCCTCAAAATACTAATTTCTCTGATCCTAATAACGATTTGTACAAATTTTATACCTATTATGATGCCGCTATTGTTAGGGAAGATAATCAATTCATGTCTTTTTTGGAGAATAATCGTTCTGCTTTGGCTATGGCAGGGGCGATGAACTTCTTAGCTGGAACTAACCCAAATCTTAAGACATCCGAACTGGTACTCCGAAAACTTTACGACTATTATAGAACCGATACAGCTGCATACGACGTGATGATGTTTTATTTCCACGCTCACGACGAGGAACATACGAGTTACCACTTAGACAGAATAGGCATATTAGGTCATCCCAAAGATCAAAACACAAAAGTTACAACTAACTTACTAAATATACTTAAGTACTCGCCTAATACACTTAGTGCTGTTAATAAGCTAACTAACCCTAATCATGTCTATACGACTGACTATTATAATCTAAGTGGATCTTATACTAGTACTAAAATGATTTTGGAACGGGACATAATGAAGAGGCCACTTTCTTCTGCTTTCGGGATTTTTTCTAATAGCACACTTACACAACTGAATCTTAATATTCGTAACTACTTTTATATAACTAATAGGCTTATTTACGAGGACCTACTTATGCAATCTTATCACTATCGTTCGTATGTTCCATTGCCTAACGAAGGCATTTATATACCTAATGCCCATGTAGAATTCAATCTTATGCTTAACCAAAGTATCTCAGCAAAAGCCTTGTTTTTTGTGGGTAATCCTTATTATATTAGGTCTGAACTAGCTAATAAAGCTAATATTTACTTTGTATATAATGATTATAAGGTTTTATCTCAGTTTTATAAGAAGGCTAGACAATATCGGTATCGTGTTAGGATACCGATGGTGGGAGGGCTTAGGGTGAGTGTTGGCGTGATGCCTTTGGGGTATAATGCTACGCATGCGTATAGTGTAGGCCCCGCAGGCGCGGTTGGAGCAAGAAACTACTCTCAATATACCGATCGCCAATTCGGTGAGTATCATTTGCCTGCACGGGAGACAACTAACTTTTCTTCCACAGGCACTATGTCCTCAGATAGCAGTCGCGATGTCCAGGTAAATGTACAGAACGTAATTCGGAATACTAATAGCAATTTGCCATCTACAAAATATTGGCAGTCGCCTAAATCTTTATTCCATACCATCACTAATATCAGACGAGGAGACAGGGTCATATTCTGGGCCAGAAATCCGTACTTGATAGATGTACTAACTATATATCCTAAACCGCTAATTATAGACCCAGTCTCTATATATCAAAAAGAAGCCTTAAGCTGTGCATCTTTGTACCTGAGTGATTACCTTGCTTATGTTCCATATGGCGCCTTAAGTGATGATAGCCCACAAGCTATTTCTTTCAGTAGCGCCAATAGTAGTATCTATCCTGATCGTAATCCTAATTTTATTAATGGCTCAGTATGGCCTAATGCTGTTATAGATGCTGGGTGGGTAGGCGACCTGGTTATTACGGGTAATCCGCAAACATCTTATCAAGTCTATAATATAGATAGTGGGCTAACGCAAAGTTTGCTATTATCGCTTTCTTTCCCGATAGGTGCTGTTGTTGAAGCTAGTGGCTTAGGATACGATAAATGGTCGTATCAAGCGTGGAGCGTCAGCCACTGGTTTGGGGATGTTGATGTGGGCGCGCAGCATTTGCCTGTACCGCGCCGCTGGCTAAACCACCTGGCCATGTACACCAATACTTTGCCGATGCTTACGCAGACCACAGAAAGGCGCTACTATCGCGTTCTTAACAATACTTACTATACTCCGCAGATTATGCAGCTGCATAACCCTCAAACTTTCTTTTTAAGTATGTATGGTAACCCTACCCATACCATGTTATACCTGTCCCACGTGTTAGGCTCATCAGCCTACAACAACAAGGTCGTCCATGAAATGAGATTTGATATGGATCTGTTACACGACTTGACTGATACTGTGACGTACAACAACTATTGGCCGCACATGCAGCACACAGAGGTAAACATGAGGGAAGAAAATAAAAGCATCAAGAAATTCCTGATTTCACCACATCATTACTATACTGTCAAAGCCCTATTAGAAGAAACATATTACGACTTATATAGATTAAATTCCGAAACATTGATTAGTTACAATAAATATGATAATTCAGGTGGCTTATTTAACTTTGGTAGCATAAGTACAGATCTTGCGATATACGGTCTGCTTTCTGGCACTATTACGCAGGCGCAAAGTCTATACTGGACTAAAAGGGATTTGATATTCACAACTACGTATAACATAATTGACCATGCCTATCATCCGAGTGTGGCCGCAGTTCCTTTCTATGCTATTGAAGTGTCCTATAGTGGTTCGTTCTCTCCTTACGAGTGGCTTGGAGGTTTATACTTCTTACTTAACAGCTCTAATTATATTATCAATCATAGCGTCCCGTCCGGATCAGTCAATGCTGCAAGAGTACAACCCCAAATACTCAAAACAGAAGCGACTTATGTGCCGGTATTTTACACTTTTAATACTAGTCTGTCTACACGGCGGTTATCGTTATATAGGACTTCTATATTTGCGAGCGATATCGAGCCACAGCCTGTATTCCAATATAAAGACAAAAGTGCAATTTTTAATGACACCAGCAGTCATACTGCCCCACAATCAGATATAGCTATCGCCAATTCAATATTCGCTAATAGTGTTTATAATATAAACTTTAATAATGATAATATTATAGTTAGCAATAGAATGCAAACACCGTTTAATGATATGTACAAAAGAAGTTTTACATTTGATTTATTTTACAATACATCATTTAATGCTAGTTTCAGATTTAAGTATAATACTCCTAATGATGAGTTGTTTTATTTGGAGTTTAATGGTTTTGGAAGGTTTGAGTATAATAGGAATTATGCTGATTTATTGATTCGTAATACTGCGCCCTGGTCTATTTTCGTTTATCCAGCTTATTGGCCTATAAATAAGTTCCGCACAGGAAGCCACCCTTATTATACGAGCGCAATCAAACTCTTAGGCGATGATGTTAATATGCTATTCCGCTTTCCGAAAGAAATGAATATCGCTATCACAAGTAATAGTCTTGAAGACGTTCTTGATAACTGGTCTGCTTTGAGTAGACCACCATTATTTGTAAAAGAGTACGCCATGTGGGATAGGGATGCCAGTGATTCCTTCAGTATAGCGGTGGATGCATTTAGTCAGATGAGTTACGTAGATGTGGTTAATTCGCAAGATGCCTCTGCACAGCTAGGTTCATATGTCATATTAGGTTGGCCGTCTTCTGGATTATTACCTGTGGCACTTAACATGACCTACAACACAATAAAATATAATATATGGAACTTTACGCATCGGATAGACTACTTCTGGTTCTCTTGGGTTTTTGGTGTTGGCGTGCAATATAGTACGGCACGATTGCATGCATCTATATTCAAAACTCCAAACGATTTTAGCTCTATCAAACAGCCTGTTTTGCGAGCGAATACACTTTCACACTACATGTACGATCCGCTTTACTTAGATACTGGCCGTGTTTTCATTAGGCCTCGCCTTTATCCGGTAGATCAATTGAATGCTAATAGTCCTATATCTAACGAAACGACATCTAGCATGCCGCATTTTGTGATTGCAGACGCGATATACATGAACAACCCAGCCCGTTATGTAACAACGAGTAGCGGGAGGGATTGGATCCACGAGTTATATAGTTTCAACCACTTGAGTCATCCTGATCCTCCGTCGGGATTGGCACAGTTTTACTATATGAACAGCGGTTATAGTTTTGTTGGCAGTAGTGAGTCAGGCACTACAATCCCTTCTGGCTATCGTGCGGGTTCCAATGTGATGACGAGACCGTATGGCGGATACGACCAAGCAATCATTAAGCAGGGGACTGGTGCTTCTGTCACTAACTTTTACCATCTCGTAGAATCGGAGCCGTCAATGACCCGCCTCTGGAGCATTCAATGCGGTTTGAATACAGCCCCTCTTACAACAACTGGTGACGAACTGACTCATGAGTACGGAGTACCCGTCAGTAATAACCATATGATAACGTCACATGGGTTACACTACGAGGCTACAATAACAGATTACTTCTTGGGTAACATGTACCTGTACAAAGAGGATGGGAAAAACCTGTACGAAGGTCATCCACTACCTCATCCTAACTTCATCATCTTTGGTAAGTCTGATAATATTTATAAGTTTCTTGATAATCCTGTGCCGGAGGTCACATATAGTGCGCCTCCAATGTCTTATACCATAGAGATAGGTCTTAGACTTTATACGACTCTTAGAAATAGCGATGGTACAATAAATAGGGATCAGTTCCAAGACATTACTATTAGGCCATACCAGAAGTATCTGTCATTTTCGACTGACACGTCCATAGAATTGCCTCATACGTATGGTTATGAACATCTATTGCAGAACAGCTGTTTTGCTCAGCATGCATTCCCAGCTATGGTAAGGAATAAACACGACATAGACTACCACCATCAGGCGGAATATGTGTTTAGTAATGGTGGTATCTTCGCTAACGTTGCTTCAAGCCACATGAAGGCTGTTGCACAAAATCCGCCTGCACCTGAGGTAGAAACGGAGATCGTCTAATAACGATGGATTTTGAAAAGCTACGAAATACACTCTCTATAATTGATGTTGTCCAGTCTTATGATATTGATCTTAAGAAAGTAGGTCGTCAGTATAGCAGCTTATCACCATTTAAACGCGAAACTAAGCCATCGTTTTTTGTACTGCCTGATAAAAATATATTCAAATGTTTTTCTTCTGGGCATGGTGGGGATGTTATCAAGTTTGTGGCTCTCATGGAACAAGTCTCATACTCAGAAGCTGCTAAAATCCTATGCGATAGGTATAATATCTTGACCGACCAAAGTGGTAAGACTAAGAAAGACCCCTTATACTTCAAGCGGCAGATAGCCAGTTATCTCTCTAAGATGCTGATCAAAAATACGGAGTCCGCTGGCTTCCACTATTTCCAAGAAAGATTTTCCTTTCTAAAACAAGATACTATAACTACCATTATAAATAAGTTCATGATTGGCATATGGGATTCGCAGATGTACAAAGAGCTTGTGACCCTTTACGGCGTGCAAAGAATTAATCCCATGCGCTTCCCTAAGACTGATGAAAATAGCTTTATTGTGCTTCCTGTTATAGAAAACGGTAAAGTTATAACTTTTATGTTCCGAAACCTTAATGCTAATTCAGAGTATAAGTACATATATTCTGCTGAACCTAATAAGTCTCTTACTGATGTTATTTATAACTATAACCCTTATGATCAAAATACTGAGATTTATGTAACCGAGGGCATCTTTGACGCTATCGCACTTTATGGCATAGGTATTACAAACGTGGTTTCATTGTTAGGGTTGAGTATAACTGATAAAAAGTTGTCTAAACTGAACAGATATAATGTAATAAACTTAGCCTTAGACACTGACCCTTCTGGATACAGGGCTTCACTAAAAGCAGCACAGCGCTTCATGCTTCAAAACAAGATTGTATACCTCCTGCTAAACACACCTTATAAGGACGTAGATGAAGCTATAAAATCTGGTGTTTACGATAAAAAGACGATAGAACATAAAAAACAGCTAATAACTACACATATATATACTAGAAAGTATAAGTCCATCGACTCTGAAGCACAGTACAAGCAATGGATTAAGAAGGTCATTAGTGGTATAAAAGATAGTGATATAAGGTACTTATATAACAAAAGCATTTACGAGACTTTCAAGAAGAAGCCTCAGGATACTAAAGAAAGTCTAGGTATAGATAAAATATTAGAAACACTCACTACGCCGACGCTTAAGCTAGCTCTGGCTTATATAGTAGACGTAATAGATGAAAGAGAAAGGTACAATATGTTACAAAATATGAGGACAGATAAAAAAGAGGACATAATAAGTGATAAGCTTGTTAAGTTAGTAATTGACAGTCTAACCCATAGTCAATCAAAATGATTACATGTTTTTTTGATTTGACATAGTATATTTTGTAGAGTCGGGTCGCTTTTAGCACAGTCGCCATTGATGGCTTCATTGTATAAATTGAAAGCAATTTTGTATGTTTTGATAGTATTTTATGTAGGCGGAAACCAAACCTCTATGGTTAGGACGACCTGAAGTGAAGCCTGTGGGGCAGGCTCTGGTGGACGACCGTAGCTTTTACGAGCTACCTTAAAAAGCCATCCTGCGATGAAACAGGAAGCTCAACTGTAAAATTTTGAGCAGTTCGCGCTTCATGCCCTGGTTTTATCACAAGCAGTTCAACAACAGGACCCCTAAAGTCTTTTTGGGAACCCACATGATAAAAATGTTTGAATTCCCTTTTTATAAAATCGTGCAGGTAGATATCAATGTGTTTGTTTTTGCGATGATTATCTTCTTTCCATGTTGATAATGCAAAACCTGAAGGCAAGCGACGAATAACCTTATACAATTCAATGGCATCCTTTTCTGTCCATTTCTGATAATAGTCTGTGTGTCTCCCTGCATATGGTGGATCTAAATAAACAAAATCATCTTCTTCCACATCCTTAATACATTCTTTCCAATCCCCAGCACGGAATTCCCACTCTTTGTCTTGCATAATTTGCCGTATTTGAGAAATTTGATTGACTATCTTGGATACATACGCCTGACGAAAACGCTTTGGGTTACGGCAAAATGGGACATTGAACTCGCCTTTATTGTTGAAACGAATCAAACCATTAAAACATGCTCTGTTTAAAAATATGAAATCCAAAGGATCACCAGTTTTGTTGAATCTCTCCCTGACTAAATAGTAGTAATTCTCACCATAAAATGAAAGTTTCTTGCCTTCCGACAAAAGGTATAATCTTACCTCTTCAGGTGCCAAGTCCCCATCGTAAAGCATTTGGTAGAGTCTTATAATATGGGGATTGATATCATTCACTAATGCCTGTTGTGGCTGAACATTGAACAAAACTACTCCTGAACCCAAAAAAGGTTCAACCCATCTCCCTTTACCATCCCATAAAATGTTACTAAAAATAAACTTAACGAGTTTTGTCTTGATGCCCTGAGATTTTATCGGTGGAATTACAATCCTGTGAATGTCTTTGGGTAAAAATGAGCTATGTGACATAATATTTGACTTTCTCAAAATTACAGAATCGAAAGGCGGACTGTTCAACCTTTTGCGGCTGAACTTCCTGCTTCGACGCGTGATGGCTTTTTAGGTAGCCCGTAGGAACTACGGCCATCCACCAGAGCCTGCCCCACAGGCTTCACTTCGGGCCGTCCTAGCCCTACGAAATAGAGATTGATAGACGCGTTTACGTCTCTATCATTAGCCTCACCGCATGCAGGGCAGCACCACGTTCTGTCATGTAGCGCAAGTCTTCATTTTTGTACCCGCAACAGTGGCAAATCCTTCTGTGCAATTCAATCTTCACGCTCTCTCTTATTTTAGGCAGATATAACAATCTTTTATCAAAATCTACTTTTATTGAGTCGTGTACATTGTAGGTAGTGTACGATTGTTTTTCTTTTTGAATTTTGGCAGTTTGAAGTTTTTGCGATTTTTGAAATGATTACGGAAAGCGTTTTCAATGTGATTTTGTACAGCAACAAGAGCAAAACAATCTACTTCTTTGAGGAACAGGAATTCTTTTTTGTACTCGGCGGGTGTGACACCTGGAATGCGTTCTTTTTTCTTGTAAGCTTGCCTCTTCTTGTCCAGCATTTTGTTCCAGACGAACCGACAGCACCCAAATGTCTTAGCAAAGAACGCTATTTGCGCATCGGTAGGATAAATGAGATATTTGTATGCTTTTAGTACCGATGCGCGCCGCATTTTAAGCAAATATACTAATTCGTCAAAATAAGTAATCCTCAGGAAGTACCTAAAAAGCCATCCTGCGATGAAGCAGGAAGCTCAACTACAAAAGGTTGAGCAGTCCGCAACCCTCCGCATAATTGTAATTTTGTCGAAACATGTTTATGCGATAAAATTTGACATTAGTTGGTATATTTATTCATGGCCAACTTTGTTGATTTTGCGCAGCTTGGGGTTACGCAGGGTTATTTAGGTTTTGTTGAGTATCCTAAGCTTTCTGGTGGTGGCAAAGAGTTCTTATGGCAGCACATGTGGGATATTGATATCCCTGTCAAGCCAAGAGCAGTATACTGGCCGGGTTTAGATGTGATAAAACATAGAATGAAAACCCTTTCTCTCGATGTGAAGAAAGATTTAGTCGGTAATGCTGATGTTAATATTCGTGGCATACATATCAAGCAGCACGGCGGGTACGAAAGTGATGGGACTGTCAACTGGGAGTTGATTGACTTTGAAGACCAAACGATTTATGCTATGGCATTATCTTTTATGAGTGCTGGCGGCGCTAACAGATATAAGTTCCAGCTCAGGAAGGAAGACGTGATGATACCCGTTTTCCAAGTATTTTTCCTCAACTCTAGCCGAAAACCAGTTAAACGCATTGACTTTTATACGCTACAATTTACGAGTTATGACTACAGCTACGAAACTCCTACCGAGCCTTCTGGTGTGCGTGAAACCGTAACGTTAAACTTTAGCTACGAACACCATGATAAGACTCTTTTGAACGTAGTGCCGGCATTCACTTTCTAATATGGAGATAATACAAAGCGATAAAAGATATATCACTAGCTACGAAGCGTCAGGTATCTTAGGTGTTTCAACCTACAAAATAGATACGGCTATTAAGTTATACAGCGTCCCATATTATCAATCAGGTAACACTATATTTATTAGGAAGGATGTTTTACCACATATTAAGGCATTTGTTGAAATATTAGAACAAAGTGGATATGCATTTTGATGAAATTCTGGTTGATGAGGCTAAACAAGCGGGCTTCTTTATCATGCCACTTACGATTGATGAGTTTGTAACACGTTTGGGCTTAGAAGGCTCTATCTATCCAGCATGGATGAAACACCTGCGCCAGCTTTTCCCCGACCCGATACATACTGCCCATAATTATATCCTGCTAACTGGTGCCATCGGGACTGGCAAGTCTACTGTCTCAAAAATCGCAGCATTATATACTGCCTATAAGATACTCTGTCTAAAAGATTTGAAAGCATTTAACTTATTCATAACTAAACCTATTCAGTTTGTTTTTTTTCATGTTAAGATAGAAAAATCTCGTATTGAGTTTTTAGAATATGTTAAGGATGTATTTGAGAATCATGATTTATTTCAAGAGGTTAGAGAACTACGATTAGAACAAGATTTAAAGCATATTCCTATAGATTTTCAAGCTGATGGTTCCAAGAGTAACTCTTCCATAGGAGGCGATGTGATTTTTTATGTTTTCTCGGAGGCTAACTTTGTAAATGAGGGTGTGATTAGGTTTAAGTTAGAGCAGGCGTATAATCGTTTTAAGTCACGTTTTCTGGCTGCCAAAGACTATTTGGGGAATATAATCATAGATACCTCGGCGTCTTACGAGGGTAGTGTTGTAGATTTTTTAGGTCATAGGGCTGAGGACTTTTACGCAGTTAGGATGTCGCAGTGGGAGGCCAAGTTACATACAGGGCTATTCTTTAAGAAAGGTGCTATTTGGGTCTATACAGGCGGTATTTTAGGAGAACCTAAGATAATAGGTGATAAGGAGGATGTGCTGCCCGAAGAGTTGAGCAAGTACGAACCCGAACGTATCATAGAGATACCCAAAGAGTTTGAGAAAGAGTTTAACACTAATATTTATGAGGCGCTGATATCTTTGGCTGGGGTTAGCGTAAGACCTCCCAACTCACTTTTCACACGCGAGATGGTTGGTACAGTTATGAATCTCTCGCGCTCCACTAACGATTTGATAAGTATCATGCATATGGATACTATACTGGAACCTATACTCTCAGCACTACCTATTGATAGGACATTAGCTGTTCATGTAGACACCTCTATACGTGGGGATAACACGGGTATCGCCATAGGTTACTGGTACGACGAGAACACTATCTATATCCCCGTAGCTTTGGGTGTCCACAACGAAGGCGACGACATACCTATGCACCTCATAGAAGGGCTAATAACACAAATAGCTCAGCAAAGACAAATATCTATCGTAACCGCCGATACATATCAGTCCTACAAACTCCTTCAAGATATTGCCATAAAGACCAGAATTAAAACCCAAACGGTATCTGTAGATCAAAATCCAAGCATATACTTCAGCTTAAAGAAAGCGATTATAGACAGAACAATAAATATGACTAAGAATCAACTTTTGATAGACGAGCTTTCTAATTTGCGTTATAAAGTCGTAGGAGCTAGTTTTAAGCCCAAAATAGATCATTCTCCCAATTCCTCCAAAGACATAGCTGATGCTGTGGCTTCTGTCCATTATGTTTTACGAGACTTAGTCGCTAAAGGGAAAGCTGTAAATACCATAATCACACAGGAAATACAAAACTATAAGAATAAACTATACCAGCAGATGAACATAGGTCGTCCGACAACGTTTCTGAATATAGCGATAAAACCGTCTAGTTTGTAGTCTTTATGCCTCCGAGCCATTACTGGTTAGAGAAGGTAGCTATAAGCAAGGGTACACACAATAATGGGATGCCTGTAATAACTACGTATAATGTTTATAATTCAGCTGATTCTAAACAACCTGGCGTATTTGTAAGGGATGATCTGCTACGGAGTAGGGAACTTCCACTTTATTTGAAACCCGAGAATGATAGTAGTAATAGCTCCACGAGCATCAATGTTAGCGACCTATTTCTAGCACCTAAAGCTAGTTTCTTTCCTGTAACAGATATGACTGAAGCTAATTGGGCAGTAAAGACAAAAAACGGATTAAGGCCTGAGCCATCAAAAAAGTCTTCTTATTGTTATGGCAGAAATCCAGTCAAATCAGAATTAATACAGAGTAATGGGATGGTAAAGCAGGCGTCCCCAGCCAATCCAATCACCGCTCTGTTGAACGACGAAGCACAAGTAAAACAGGTGATAGACTATGTTTTCTCCAAGCCACCTTTGCTTTTTTCGGTGGCTGCGATTCTACGTAACGAAGCAGGTGATCAACATCTTTTTGCCGATGGTGGTAATGCCCCTCACCCCAATCAACTCATGATAAATCAAAACAGACAAAACGACTCGGATAAACTTCATTCTGGTACTCGCTTTGGCATAGCATCGTACTATTTGTATGCTAAAAGAATATATAAAAGTGTTTTTAAACTGAACATAGGGGACTATATTGTTATATCTATTGCTTACTACCCAGTAGTTAACCCACCAGACACAAATGATGTGGCGCTAAGTGATATAACAGGGTATTATAATGCTCGGATACCCGACTATATACACTCTATCTATTCCTTCTATTTGTGGCGTCATGCCATATACGGTGGTTTTGCGGGCGTAGTTGGCGGCGACTATTACAATAACGGTTATAAACTAAAACCTGAGTGTGCTTGTAAAGCCTTTAAGTTGTTAGTTGACGCTCAGACACAGGCAGACTTTAAGGGGTCTTGGTATCATATCCTATATTACCCGACAGCCTTCTACTTACTTTTACTATACTTGGCCACAACGAAACAAAATGAATCTCATAAAAAAGAAGTAATCAACAGTGCTATAAATGACTTAAGGGGCATATTTAGGGTCAATGGAAATATAGAAGATAAGATACAAAACGATACTTATAAAAAGATTGTTCGAAAATTTATTGACGAAATAGGTTCGAATGACCTTAAGACTATAATGCAAAACGGATTAGACTATGTTCTGGGAAACATTAAGGCAGTATCAAACTACGATAATCCAATACAGATGTTATGGACATATTGTATGGAACAAATAGTTATGAAAGTACAACCCAGAAACAACACAATAGAAGGATATTTATATAACAAAATAAAAAATACCGATAATGTATATAAACAAATACTACAAAAAGAAGTACAATTTTTCAACAGTTAGCTTTTATTCTAAATTTTTGTATACATCTAAACCTATCAGGTTATCTACTTTTTTACCCATGTCTAGCAGCATCTTATAAGATAGCGATTGTACTATAAAAGCTATGGCTAGTGCTTTATCGTACTTTGCTATTTTATTGAGAGCATCTTGGCTCCCCATACCTATTATCTTTTTAATATCCATAAACTCATCTATTTCTTTTATGATGTAGGGATTAACTTTTCTGATACTGCTAATGAGTTGATTAGTTTCCATTGCATTGACTACATTCTTTCTTATATCTACTAATGCGCTACTTATATTAGGCCAGAATAAGAGTGCCTCTTCTAAACCAACGTTATATTTTAGAAGTGAAGAGGCATGCGGTATAATATAATAAGTACGATAATAATAGCTCACGAAAAAAGTCATGAATATGTAGTACAATCCTGTTTTGTATCCATATAGTTTTCTGCATACTTGTTCTGCTGTGATATTGTTTGCATATTCTAGGTTAAAGTACTCGTCCAAAAAGTTATATATATCTGTGTTTAGTGATTTAGCAAATTGTGTTGTTATACTTTGTTTTGACTTAAGTAAGTGCCCCAAATCTTTTAGTCTATATAGTATTATAAATTCATCTGAGTCTACAAATTTTACGAACAGTTCTTCTATGGATAACGTAATCATAGTTTGATTTGGGCAACTAATGCACTTGGATCGTAGTAGGTGTCTAACCAGTAGAGCCCGACTGCCTTAGGGAGAACATTGAGCAGGTAGTAGCGATAGAAGTTCTCTATAAGAATGTGGAAGTTATCTATTTCGCCCCGTACCCCATACCATATATAGTATTCGTACACGTCGTATAACATATCGTAAAGCAGGTCATAGTCTTTGATAGGCACTTCTACCTTTAGTTTTTGCGATGCTCTGTCTAAGAAGAATTTCAACATTTCTACTGCATCCACATCCCGTTCGGCTAAAAACCCAAGTAATTCTTTACCAACTTTGGTGCTTTCTAAGAATACTACATCGGCCTTATCTAATGTTATTTTATCTAACTTCTTATTTATGTCTTCTATGCGTATTTTCTGTTTAGTTAGCTTAATGCCGATATAGTGCCATGGAATACGAGATTGGTTATATTGATGTAGTTCGTCTTTTTGATAGTTAACTACTTTTATCTTTTCGGATTCTATGTTTTGTGTTTTTAGGTGTTGCCTGATTTTACTTGTAATGTCGTAGTAAGGATTCGATACAGAACCTTCTACGAATAAGAATGGCACAATACCAAAGTCTGTAACTCGCTCGTAGGTAATAGTATTGATAGGTTTAGCATCCCGTAACACTTCATGCAGGTTAGGCAATTGAATGCTCGGAGTCTGTCTATGATAGTAAAATAGATAACCTGGCATGCCATAAATATACTAATCTTTATGAAACTATCACATGGTCATAAACAAAGAATACTGGAGTCACAACTTGTTGGCGTCCATACACTATATTATGAATATTGAGTGCATACTTATATGTTACAAATGCTTGCCCTGCGGGACTCAAGCGATAAAATTCTATACCCTCTATCTCCCTTTTATCTAACATGCCGTTAAGAAATAGATGCGTAAATACATTAGAGTTTATCGCCCTAACATCTATCCAAAAACGCAAGCGATTATATCCATATAATGTGTCTATAAAATTATTACTACCTAATCGTATGCGACTAGCCAGAGGACGATATGGTGTATGCAATGAATGAATAATATTAGTTACTAAATCTAAGTAGAAGTTATCGTCGTATTCTTTATTGTAAATTAGTTCCATAGAATTGAGAAGTTGTAACATAGCATTTTTGTTCAATCCATGCTGACTAGACGCATCCGATATCTCGGACTGAGATTTCTTATACACTTCGTGATGTCTATTTATCTGTTGCTCTATGTAAGTTGTTAAAGTTGTATCTATACAAGTCCTTACGATGCCGTATAGAATAAGATACTCTATACTGAGCTTAAGTGCGAAAGGCGTGAGTCGGATACTGTTGTTATTTAACTCTACAAGAGATATGTCTAAATACTTTCTGAGTATTTGTTCCGATATTACACTTGGCCAGTATTTATTTATAATGCCATAGATATTAACTAGATCGTAATAACTAAAATTTTTATGTACGTCTAAAAAATTTTTCAGTTTTTCTTCCGCTAGTAATTTTGTTTTTATAGGTTTTGATAGATTTAGGTTTTTCTTTTTTATGACCTTAAGGGCTAATTGAGGAATCATATTATTGTGTATTTATGTATTTTAGGTATCTTTCTTTTTGTCGGAGCACGTTGTAGATGTACTGGTCTAGTGTTCCGATAGCGATGATATAGTGGTAGAGGCACTTATCGGATTGTTGGGAGAAGCGGTGGATTCGGTCTTCTGCTTGTAGCATAGTAGCTGGTACCCAGTCTGTCTCGGCGAAGACGATCTCGTCAGTAGCGGTGAGGGTCAGTCCCTCCGAGGCTACGGCTAAGGAAGCAATGATAATGGCTTTATCGGACTCGTGTGACTGGAAGGCAGCTACAGCCCTAGCCCGTTCGTTCTTAGGAATACGCCCGTCAATAACATAAATCTCGTAGTCAGGCCACATCTCGGATAGCTTAAGCTTAACGTAGTCTATGACTTCGTTATGATGCGCATATATAATAAACTTATTTTTAGCTTCTAACTTATTTTGCACATAGCTGACGACCCACCGTGCTTTCTCTATGCCTATAAGACGACGGTAAGTAGAGATACGCATAGCCATATCTTTCGGAAGTTTAACGTTAGCCTCTAACATACTTTTAATTTTTGCCTCTTCGCTGATAGCCTCCATAAGGTGCGTATCGGATGGATTAGCAATATCTATATTCACAAAGATACGACTTTTAGCAGGTAGTTCGGCAAGTACATCCTTTTTCAATCTTCGAATATACTGTTGTGTACTTTTAAGATAGATTGTAAGGTTAGCAGCTTTCTCGGCTTCTATGGTACGATAATAACGAGCGTGATTATTTGTCCTGTAATAATATGCTGCCGTCTCACCCTCAAAGTTTCTAATAAACTTCAACGCGTCGATTATGCCCTTAGGCAACATGTCAAGCAAACGAAGTATGTTATACGCCTCTACGGGTCTATTTTTCACCAGCGTTCCAGTAAGGCCAAGTATAAATCGAGCTTTGCTAGTTAGAGGGATCACATTCTTAACCCGCTTAGACTTAAGACTTTTCAGGTTTTGTACCTCGTCAAATACGATGATTTCCGGTTCAAGCGATAGAAGTGAATGTAGCTTGTTCTTAGCGGTAAGTGTAGCGTAGTTAATGATATTTATCCGTTGAGGTGCGGGGCTCTTCAGTGTTACGCGAGGAAGTAAAAACCGCTGTGTATCAAACTCTACAATTCTGTCATACCATTCCTGTAACATCACATCAGGAGCCATAATGATAACAGTCATGCCCTTACGATACGTTGCTAATAAAAATGCGATAGTCTGAACAGTCTTGCCTAACCCCTGCTCGTCGCATAGCAAAAAACCTTTCTTACCACTACCATACGTCAATAACACGTTCCGTACCCCATCTATCTGATAATCCCGCAGACTAGGTATTAGTCCCTTGAGCATCTCTAAGTCCTTGTTGACAGACTTAGTAATACTATCAGGTACCAATATCTCTGCGCTGCCATCAGTCGCTGTATCTAAGGCCTGTAACTTTTCATTGACAATGTCTATGTATCTGTTTTTAGCACCTAAACTGTAGGCTAGAATACGAGCTTCTACACTTAGATATTCAAAATACTGCGAAGCGAAAAGTGCAAACTGCCGTTTATCCCCACGCCAAACATTATCAGGCATCGGACTATACTTAAACCCATACTTTTTAAGTGTATCCTTTATAGTTATAAAATCCTGCGTATTAGCGTTGTGTACATAGGGTAGCTTAATAGAACAGACATTATCTTGTGCAGTTACTGTCAAGTATAATGGCTTATTTTGGTAATAGTTGACGGCCTTGACGGGAATTTTCGAGAATGCCTGCCGTAACAGGTCGGCCTTAGAATCATCCATGCCTCTCATAAGCTTATATACTTAGTCGGAGCGCAAGGTAAAAAGAGCTGACCAAACATTGGCATACCCTACTGACTGGCCAAAAACCTGATAGCACTATACGGTTGCACGATGTAATTCAAAGTCATACCAGCACTAGACGCAAAGTAGGCGTTGCCCAAACTGACGTGGTCGTAACTGACTCCCCGAACTCTCTCTACATCCCTAACCTCAAACTCAATAGGCAGGCTAAACTCTAATGTGAATCCATGACTATACATAATATCTCTGATAAGGTTTTCATCACTACTACATAATACAGGCATGTAAGCTAAGTCTGTTATTGAGATAGTACCTGTCTCTGTTGTAATGAAATCCTTTGGATAGCCAGACTGAAGGGCGAGGCACGCTAAAACTAACATGTGATTAGGTACCTTATCCTCTTCTACAGTATCTCTCAAAGGTTTGCTATTATATGTACGCGCTTGTAACTTCACTATCATACCAGTACGATTAGGATGCTCAGTACTCAAACACCAAACATAAGACTCAGGAATAAATATATAAGTACCGTCTGCAACATTGCCGTGCGTCATTTCATATATACTATCATACAGTATCAAATCGTATTTAAAATCGTAACTTAGCCTTTGATTACTATGCTGTACATTGCTAATTATATATCTTACCTTATTATCGATTATTATGTCAGTCTCGGCTACGAATCCCACGCGACAGCAATTACCTGATGTATTGCTCAGACGTCTAAATAGCAATAAAAAGTTTAGTATAGCCCCTGGTGGCTTCTGGTTATTAATAAATGGGTAGTTAATATATGAAGCTCTATTTTGTATTTGTATTGTATACATGGGACTAATGCTAACACAATAGTTAAGTTTAGATAAATGCTCTACGAGACTGCGATTAGGAACATTGGTCATGTGTAAATATACATAATCTTAACGACTTATAGTAATATTACTCGCTGTATAGGCCTGCCCATAAAGTTGCGCTGGAACTTTTGTACCAGTAGTACGCTTAGCACACTTTGTAATCCGTGCCCTGTCCGTCTCCTCCGTCGCCTCCGCCTCCACCACCGCCTCCGCCTCCGCCGCCGTTCGCTGCGGGTGGGACGAGGTTCCGAGAGGACGGTG